GATGATGCACCTTGGGAACCACAATCATCAGAAGATGATGACATGGCATACTTCTCAAAGTTAGCTGAAGATTAAACTGTTGTCGTAAACCGTTTAACCCCGCCTAGTGCGGGGTTTTTTATTGGTTAGACAACTCTTGTTGAATCAAATATCATTCTCTGGAATGTTGCCTCACTATTACGAACATTCGGCAAATTCTTTTTAATTGTTGTTGTTTCTGAGGTTTTATTGATATTTGTGTTATTGACCACTGGCTCTGGTAGAGCAGTTTTCGTTTCCAATTTGTTTTGTATGTTTTCGTTTGTTACACGATTCAACATATTACCTTTGGTGTCCATTTCACCAGTGACAATTTTAAGGCGTGGATCAACCTTTGCAAAATCCGCACGTGCTGATTGTGCTCTATCTTTTGTCATTTCAGATATCGGTGTGGGTTGCACACGCTCTGGTGTAGGAGTAGGTGATTCAAGGTTCGGAAACTTTAAGTCTGGCATATCAGCTTTAAAGTCTGATTTCTCAAACATTTTATCATAATCACCAGTAATCATGGATTTAAATTTATCGAAAACGGATATTGTTTCTTTTTCTTTACCTTCTGTTGAACCTAATTCATCTAGTTTTTGTTGATAACCCTTACGTTCATCCATAAGTTTTTGTAAGGCTTCACGCTTAGGTGCAACCTTTGGACTGTTTTCACCAAACAATCTAATTTCTCTATCCAATTCATATTGTTTTTGTGGTATGTAACGATCCAATCTGGCAATATTTGTTTTCAAACCAGTTTCAGATTCTCTAAACCCTTTAATGGCATATGCGCCAGCCAATGCTGCTAACGCACCCAAAACAATAGGATTGCCTAGTAACAACCTTAATGGAGCAACAGCCAATCTAACTAAAGTGCTCAATGATTTTGTCAATACTTCCAAACTTTTTGTTACCCATTTTGCAAAATTTTGAAATAATGTTTCAACCATTGATTTCAAACCATTAACTGCACCACCAATCATTTCTCGTATTCTGTCCAAGAATCCACCAACACCACTTTCTTCTTTTTTTATCTTAGTTACAGTTATTGTTTTGCTGCCTAAACCACTCAAAACTTCCAACAATTCTTTGTGACGGCGTTCAGATTCAATTTTATATTCTTCTTCATAATTCATTTGTAACTGAGCACGTTGTTTATTTTCATCACGTGTTTTCAGTAAATGTGAATATATTTGTTGAAGCACAGGACTTGAAACGGCATCGTCCATAGCACCAAGTCTACCAATTTTTTCAACACGACTCTTAGATTCTCTAATTGGCTTCAAACGACCAGTGAAATACTGTATGTCACGTGCATCACGCTTCGTTAAGTGACCAAGAATAGCAGGACCCAAAGAAGAACCAAATGTCAATATCTTTGCAATATTCAATGGATCAAATTTCTGGGTCAAACCCATAATCGTTCCACGTGTTTTAAGTGATATTGCCTTTTTAACAGCAGTACCAATCTTCTTTTCATATTGCAATTGGTCTGCAATAAGACCTGTCAATGATGATTTTCTAATTCGTTTGGCTTGTTGGTATGTAATAGTCATCGAATGTTTTTCTTTCTTTCGTAGGCTGACCTATCATCTTCTTGTTTTTTACTATCGACTTGTTTAGAATCACTAGAATTTATATTGGTATTATTTACTCTTTGAGAAGCAGGCAAGTCTTTTTCTAACGAGTCACGCAAATTTTTGTTCTCTGATGATGACTGATTTAATTTTGTGCCTGTATCAGATTCTATTTGCATAGCAAGCATTCTTCTTCTTTCAACACGATTTCTTAATCCAAGTTCAATTCCTGGATTATTTGATAGAGCTGTCTTGAAGGCTTTGCCGATGTTTGCCAAATCAAATTCAGTCATCATGTTAATGAATTCCGTACCATCTTTAGCTGTAGAAGAATAATTGAGGGCTTGTTTTTCCATCACACCACCATATTGAACTCGTCTATCAGCAAGATAAGCAAGAACTCTAGGATCATTTGCTATTTGAGCAGGTAGGTTGGAAAGGTCTTTCTTCAGCGGATTAATTATATTTTCTTGGTGCCATTTTAATTGCGCCTCATACAATTCTTTTGGTCGTTTTTCTGCCAATTCTTTCCATTGGTCATCAAAACTTTTAGTTCCTGGTTTACTCGTTAGTCCAAACTGTGGATTTTGTGCAGCAAATTTGTGAATTGTACCTGATTTGGTATTCATACCAAAAATACCATAGGAGAAATGACCAGGTTCTGGATCATTTGGTACAATTTGACCACCTTTTTTCATGGCCTGTGAAGGATTTTTTGCACCAGTCTCACCAAAGATTGATATTCCTGCTGCACCAAGACCAGTTATGGCGACTCCTGTGCCTATTTTTGCAGCTGTAGATCCTGCACCTGTTGTTGCTGCGGGTTTTCCTATTGTTTTTGGTACTGTTGGGAAATTTGAAAGTACACCGGTTTGTTCTTTTGGTAATTTATCTGGAACTTTTGGTTGCACACCTTTATCAATTTTAGGTTCAACCTTTTTATCCTTTAATATTTTTTCGGCAGCTTTTTTACCATCAGTTTTTGATGACACTTTCTCTTTTTCTTTTTTTGGTATTTCTGGCTTCTTTGTAGTCAGAGCAGAAATAATTTCATCGTGCCGTCTATTTTGTTCAGTGATTTCTTCTTCTCTTTTATTGAACCTCATTTGCTGGTCGATTTTATTATCGGTATCAATCTGCACCATCAAACGATAAATTCCATTCAGAATGTCAGAACTTGTGGCCGTAGGCTTGAGTTTATCCACATCGTTTGCACGATTGAACAAGCTCAACATACTTTTAGACTTTTCTTTTGTGTTTTCTGATATTTCTGCCATTATTTTCTTTGAAGTTCTCTAATTTTGTTATTTTCTTCTTCAATATATTGTATTAACATGGCAACATATATGTCCCTCTCCCAAGGAATCATATTTTCAAGTTCAGTAAGACTATACTTATGGTGTTGCATCAATGAAAAGTTAGTCTTGTAATAATTTCTTAAATCATCATAACGAAGTATTATCCGAAAAAACTTTCAAGTCCCTCCACATCAAATGCGTGGTCGAAACCACACTTTGAACACTTCATTTCTACCTTATGTCTCAATCTAGGTAAGTTGTTGAAGTAGTTTTCCAGTTTTTCAAATTGTTCTTGGTTCAAAGACTCAACAAACTGTTGTAGTTCTTCTTGTGTGGTTTCGTGTGAATAGTAAAACTGTTCACCGTCATAAATGTATTCTATGCAATTAGCAATTAACTTGAATGCCAATTCAGTGACATTAGTAAGTTCAACAGAATCCCTCATAATACCAAACTCTGGGTATTTCATTTTTACAGAAATTTTATCACTTAACTGAATTTCAGGATCAACAACAACATCTGTATGTGGTTTAATATCTGTTAAACCAATTTTCGATTCCATTGTATTGTTACAAACAACACCGTCAACTTCATTATTGCAACGATATTTTGATTCAGACACTTCACCAACGGATTTTGCTCTCAGATTTAGGAAATAATATTCCACATCTAAGATTGGTAATTTGTCCATGTCAAAATCTTCAGTCAACGTACATACTTTTATAATTTCACTGACTGTATGTTGTATTGATGCAGAATCGCCAGATTCCATGGCCATCAACAACGATTTTTGTTCTTTGACTAAAAATGGTCTGTGTTTAATCTTTTTCTTGGAAAGTGGTAATTCAAGTTCATAAGTTGGCACTTCAAGTTTTGGTAAAGCCATAATAACTCCTCATATCATTTATTAAAATTCAAACTAATATCTTTTGGTACAACACTCAATGCATCGTTAATGACACCTACTCCGGTGCCACCAAGGCCACCAATTGAAGTAACAGCAGATTCCAAACCAGCATCGACAAGTTCCATACCAAGAGCTTGTAGACTGTTGTTTTTCCAATATGTGTAATTGAATGTAACGACCAGTTTATGTACACCATCAGAAGACCAGTCTAAGTCCATCTGGTTTGTTGAAACTGGAAATGCCTCATACAAATCGACAGAATATGTCAATTCGTTTGCTTGGTCATACTGATTTATTCTGAGTGTTGTACTATAATCACCTTTGTATCTGTAATTATTGTTGTGTAATGGATTAATGTATTGTAACCATGCATCAAAGAATAGTTTTTGGTTCATATCAGCATCAACCAAAAAGGTCATATCAATATCATTAAAGGTTGTTGCGTATGGATAACTTTCAACCGGACCATAACTCTTTTGTTCCATTGTTGCAAGTTGACGACCCGGTAGATTTGTTGACTCACAACGATATGTCAAATTTCTTGCGGTTGAAACATACGGTATCAAAGTCAATGGAATTGGTATATTTACATCAAAACGACTAGGTCTTGCCAAGTCATCTTTGAAACTGGATTTGAAGTCATTAATGCTGCGTGGCATTTATTAATTCCTTATGTCTTGTATAGAATCTTGCCAAATATTTCTGGCTTGTTCTTTTTTGAATTGATGTACTGGTAAATACATTGCAATATCCCATTCCTGTGGTTCAACCGCAAGAATTCTTGATTTTATGTGTGAATATAGATATTTCTTCAAACAAGGTCTAAATTCTTTGTATTTCGATGAAGCATTTAGTATTGGATATGTTATCCTAATTCTTTTAATTTCATCATCGTCATCGTAAACTGCAAGTGGCAATAGTTTCTTTGCAAAAACGATTCTATGTTTAATTGGTAGATAATGAAAGTTTAAACCTAAAAAACCATCAACTTCTCTTTTCAATGGCATCACCAATGGAAATCTATCATAATAAGGCATATCGTCTTTACCCTTTGGATCGTACATAAAGTAGTATAATCCACCCATAAGAAACTTCTGTCTGTCATTATGACGAGTATGGCGAGTTTTCTCTTTGGTGATTGGTGTTATTAATCTTGACGGACTTCTTAAGTCAGCAATGCGTTTCATCAACCAAGAAAGAGAATCTCGACTCATGGTTTGATGGCCGAAATCGTATTTTTCTTGTTGTAAAGTTGTGAGAATAGATGGTTGTGTAGTCATCTCATATTTAGGTTATAGTCCGAGGTGTTCTTCTGTGAAGATTTTGAATTCCCAACCACGATCCAAGCAGTATTCATTTGCGGCTTTCCACTTTGCTTGATTGACGCCCCAGGTCGCAACTTCTTGTATGTACTGTTTGGTGATTCGTTTCTTCTTTTCTGGCTCTTTGGTCTGTTTCTTGGGTTTAACCTCAATCATCATGGTCTTGGTCTTACCGTCAGCAGTTTTGACTTTGACTAGAAAATCTGGGAAGTATCTGTGTTTTCTACCATCCACAGGTGAAATGTAAGGCACAATCAATTCTTCTGATGCCCATGATATAACATTCGGATTTTTGTCGAGCCAATTCATCACTCGACATTCCCATGACGAGCGGTATATGATATTTGTGTGGTCTCCTGCGTATTTTGCAGGATTTGTAGGTCTAAATGTTCCAGAATATGCCATAAATAGTATGTATAACATTTTTTTAGAGAAAATAATGGCCATTATTTCAATACCAACGTCCATAGGCGGCATCGGCATTCCCGGTTCAGCAGTAAATGGACCACTCAAAAATCTTTTCAAAAACAAATATCAGACCGAAGCTGCATACTATCCTAGAGATTTGGGTAGTGCCACAAAAGGTCATGTTGTCAGTTTTGACTTCTACAAACAAGATAGTTATGGAATAGAACAAGTCAAAAAGGTTTTAACTAAAGCTGCTGAAATAAACATTAAAGAAAAATGGCAAGAAGGTAAAGAATACATCACAGATTCATTAGAATCTATGGGAAAAAAGACTCCCGAACAATTTGGTCGAGAGGTAGAAGATTTTTTGGTGTCAGACAAACAAGTTACCAATGTAGTGAAACCGGAGTACTCCAAGAAATTGGGCACAGTTAATCTCTACATGCCAGACACACTCGATTTCACGCAAGGTGCAAATTATGATTCAGTTAGTGTTGCTGAGGCAGCAGGTGCATTACCAGGAATCGGTAAAATAGCTGGTGCTATTAACTCTGTACTAGGTGATAATGCTGCAGCTAGACTGGCACTGAATAAGGCTGGTTATGTTTTTAACCCACAACAACAATTACTATTTCAAGGTATTGATTTTAGAGAATTTACTTTATCTTTCACCTTCACACCATTCAGCAAACAAGAAGCTGAACAAGTACAAAAAATTATTCGCATGTTTAGGGAAAATGCAGCACCAACTGCGGTAAAGGCGGCTGCAGGTTTCTTCTGGGAACCACCATCAGCGGTAGATATCAAATTCATGTTTAATAATGGTGAAAACCTAAAAATAAACAAAGTCACCAGAAGTGTAATCACATCGGTTGATGTTAATTATGCACCAAATGGTTGGTCAGCACACAATGATGGTAATCCTGTACAAACTACCATGACACTAGCATTCAAAGAAATCGAACTTCTCGATAGAACTAAAATTCAAGAAATGTACGGTGACGCAAAATGAAATATTTCGATACATTACCAAAATTAGTAAAAACTGCAAAAAACGGAACAAATTCCGTTATGACGAATCTTTTGGTTCGTGCCAGTCCAGTGCAAGACACATTGGCCAATCCTTTGTTATTTTATAAGTATGATGTGCAAGAAGGTGACACACCAGAAATTGTTGCACACAAATATTATAACGACAGTTTTCGTTACTGGATAGTGTTGTATTCTAATCAAATGATGGATCCACAATGGGATTGGCCACTATTTGGTCAAACATTAGTTGATTACATAGAAGATAAGTACACAGCAAACAATATCTACGATTTACACCACTATGAGAAAATCGTAACACAATTGGATTCTGGAACAGGCACACTAAGTACAATAACTACAATTATTGGTGAAGATGACTATAACAATATAGTCTTGGGTACAAAAACCGTATCATTGCCGACTGGAAGTGTAACTGTGACAACAGAAAAAAGAATTGTTTCCAATTATGAATATGAGGTTCAATCAAACGATTCTAAAAGATCCATCAAATTATTAAATGCCAATTATGTGAACCAGTTTGAAAATGAATTTAAAAAATTAATGAGTTAATATGTCTGAAGAATTAAAAAATAATACTGGTTATTTTCCACAAGACGCTAGTGTTGACAGAATTAGTTTGTTGGCAGCTTCTGGTGAAAAAGTTGAGTTGAAAAAGTTGATGATTGAATTGTCCTATTTTGAGGACATTTATAGTTTTGTTGTTTCCGGACATGTTATTGTCGTTGATGCACTAGGTCTATTAGAATCATTACAAATAACAGGCAACGAATTCTTAGAAATTAGTTTCGGTAAGACTAAAAATGGTCCAACCAACATCACCAAGGTTTTTAGAGTTTACAAAATAGGTGACAGAAAACCCTCACCGAACCTGAATAGTGAGGCATTTACACTATACTTTTGTTCGGAAGAATTGTTGTTGTCGGAACAAACGAAAATCAGTAAATCATATGCTGGTAAAAAAATCGACACAATTGTCACAGAAATATTACAAGATAAGCTAAAAGTAAATAGTAAAAAAATTAATATCATAGAACCAACAACGGGTGTCTATGATTTTACTGTGCCTAGACTGAAACCATTTGAAGCCATAAGTTGGTTATCTTTGTATGCTAGACCATCACTCACTGGTGCACTAGGTGCTGATATGTTGTTTTTTGAAAACAGAGACGGATTCAATTTTAATTCAATTCAAACTCTAATGTCACGTGATGTTTACGATTCTTACACATACCAACCAAAAAATTTACCAACAAAGTTGACAGATATTGAAGAAAAGATATCTACCGTTTTGGAATATGAATTTATAAAAACACACGATTTATTAAATGAAATTAATTCTGGTACATTTGCAAACCGTTTAATTTCTATTGACCCACTCACAAGGTCGTACAATGTAACCGATTTTGATTATGAAAGTTACAAATCACAAATAAATGAAAAGACAGGTGTGTTGAGTAAGTCCAAAAACAGATTGAACAAAGCACAAAATGAAAATTACGAGGGTAACTTCAAGGTTGTGATTGGTAATTCAAATCAATCAAATGCACCATATATCAAGGAGAGAGTTGGTTCTGTTGCAAAAGACATTTTTGTTGAGAATTACATTCCTTATAGAACCGCACAGTTGTCTTTGGCCAACTATATCGTGGCAAAATTGGTAATACCTGGTGATTCTGGTATATCTGCTGGAAGAACGATTGATTTCAATCTTTTGCGATTGGGTGTTGGTGGAAATGGTGAAAAAGAACTAGATTCTTATTATTCTGGTAAATATTTGGTAACAGCAGTTAGACATGTCATGCAGTCACAGGGTGTATTTCAGACAATTTTAGAAGTCGCCAAAGAAAGCACACCGACAGCCTTGGCTCCAGCATTTTCTAGTGCTTTGAGTAAAGAAATGGATACCGCATGAACAATTTTATAGGAAAAGACGGATTTATTTGGTGGACTGGAGTTGTAGAAAACATTAATGATCCACTAAATTTGGGTCGTTGTCAGGTTCGTATATTTGGTTGGCACTCAGAAAATCTCAATGAAATGCCAGTAAGTAAGTTGCCATGGGGTCTTCCTATGATGCCAGTCAATGCTTCAACTACATCATCCAAACCATTTGTGGGTGATTTTGTTGTTGGTTTCTTTATGGATGGTATGTCTGCTCAGGCACCAATGATTATGGGTGTTTTACCTGGAATCATTAAAAATGCACCAAATACTTCAAAAGGATTCTCTACCGGTACATACTATCCAGTAGGTGAACCAACCACAAGTCGCCTATATCGCAACGAAAAGATATCCGAGACTGCAATCGGTCAACACAACAACTCACTAGACACAGATGTTTCAACTGCAAATGGTGGTTCCTGGAGTGAACCAGCGTCACAATATGGCACAAAACCACCATATAACAATGTAACACAGACAGAATCTGGCCATGTTTTTGAACTGGACGACACTCCTGGTAAAGAAAGAGTGCATTTGGCACACAAAAATGGTAGTTTTATCGAAATTGCACCAGACGGTACAAAGGTAACTAAGGTTACTGGCAAAAATTACGAGATTTATCTATCAGATAACAATGTACACATAAAGGGAACTTGCAATATTACAGTTGACGGAACAGCAAACTTAATGGCTTCTGAAATAAACATCGAAGGAGCAGTCAATATTAAGGGTGATGTTGATGTTACGGGCAAAATCAATGCTAGTGGTGATGTGGTTGCATCCGGTATCAGTTTACAAACACACATTCACGGCGGTGTACGCAGTGGACCAAATGTCTCAGGTACTCCACAGTAATTTCAAAATTTCGAATTTTTCGATTCCGGCCCAAGAATTTTCTCCTGCAGCTTCAAAGTTCCAAAAAGCGATTTTACTTTTAGCTCATAAATAAAAGATGGCAAACCTAACAAAGATATATTCAGACATAGACTTCACTTTCACCAAAAAACCGGTGACGGCCGATGTTGCTTTAAGTTATGATACTCAAGCAGTCATCCGTTCTATCAGAAATCTGTTGTCTACCAAAAATTATGAAAGACCATTTAATCCAGACCTAGGGTCAAATATGGATTCAATATTGTTTGAAAACTTTTCACCTCTGACTGCATTGGACTTGGAAAAAGAAATAACTGTTATGATTAAAAATTATGAACCACGTGCAATTTTACAGAATGTGACAGTTAATCCTCAAGAGGACAAAAATGCATACAATGTTGCTTTAACTTTTTTCATTGAAAATGCAACACAACCAACAACAGTAACACTTCTTTTAGAGAGAAACAGATAAAATGGCTGGTGCTAATTCTAATATTCAAATGACAGATTTGGATTTCAATACGATTAAGGAAAACCTTAAAACATATTTGAAATCTCAAGACACACTACAAGATTATAACTATGAAGGCTCTGCATTGTCTGTGTTACTTGATGTTCTTGCATACAACACACAATACAATGCATATTACTTGAATATGGTCGCAAATGAAATGTTCTTGGACACTGCATTGGCCAGAGATTCTGTGGTATCACAAGCAAAATTGTTGAACTACATTCCACATTCAGCAATTGCACCTAGTGCAACAATCAATTTGACCGTTACTGGTGTAACACAACCACAACTAACATTACCACGATTCACCAACTTTTTGTCTGAATCAATTGATGGTATTAACTATAATTTTGTCACAACAGATGACACAATCACAGAAGTTAACTTGGCCACTAATGAGGCATACTTTGCAAATGTTGAAATTAAACAAGGCATTCCAGCATCTTTCAATTACACCGTAAATAACTCAAACAATCCTACATCTAAGTTTCAATTACCAGAACCAAATGTTGACACGACAACTTTGCAGGTACTGGTACAACAATCTTCATCGAACAGTTCTTTTGAAACATATACCAAGGCATCCAGTTTCGTATCTTTGAATAGTGGTTCTCTAGTATACTTCTTACAAGAAGGCCTTGGTGGAAACTATGAGATTTATTTCGGTGACAACATATTAGGTAAAAAACTGGTAGACGGCAATATTGTCCGTGTTTCATACCTGACCACATCAGGTACGGCTGCGGCAGGTGCAAACAATTTCGTTTTAATGGATACGATTCAAGGTTACTCTACTGCCTCTATCAACGGTGTGATTGCAGCAACAAAGGGTTCTGACCGTGAAACTATTGATTCTATCAAGTTTCAGGCACCAAAAGCATACTCTGCACAAAACCGTGCAGTAAGTAAAGAAGATTATATCACAGCAATTCAACAAAACAATCTAGGTTATTCATTTGATGCAGTGAATGTTTGGGGCGGAGAAGATAATGATCCGCCATCATACGGTTCAGTATTCATTTCTTTGAAACCAACAGGTGCATACACATTTACACAAACACAAAAAGAAAAATTGGTCAATGATGTTATCAAACCTATTTCTGTGTTGACTGTCGTACCGAAAATTGTTGATCCAGATTACACATATCTACAATTAACCGCCAATGTATTGTATGATCCAAAGAAAACAAACTTAACAACGACACAATTACAGTCAAATATCAAGACTGCAATAGCAAACTATGCCAACACAGCATTGAACACATTCAATTCAACATTTTCTGTGACAGATTTCAATGAAGTTGTTAAAAATACCAATCAGTCTATTGTTGCAAATGAAATTGAAGTGAAGATTCAGAAGAAATTTTATCCAAATTTGACAACACCAACAACTTATAATTTATATTATGGAACAAAGTTGAAGAAGGGTATGTTTGAAAGTGGTGTAAATTCGTCACCGTCTTTCCAAATTAGAAATCCATTGAACTTGGCACAAACTATTGATGGTGTATTCATTGAAGAAGTACCATCATCAACTGGTGGTGTAGAATCAATTTCAATTTTGAATCCTGGTTTCAGTTATCAAATTGCACCAACAGTTACAATCAAGGGTGATGGTACAGGTGCAACTGCGATTGCCACATTAAATACAAACGGCACAATCAAGTCTGTTAAAGTTACCAATTCTGGTTCTAATTACACATCTGCGATAGCTGTTGTAACTGCTGCACCAAGTGATACTACAGGACAATCTGGTTCTTTGGTTGTTAACCTAGAAGGTCGTTACGGAACACTTAGAACATATTACAACAATACAGAAAATGTTAAGACTGTGTTAAATAGTAATGTGGGCACAATTGATTATCAAACAGGTATAGTCACATTAAATTCATTTAATCCACTGAATGTGAACAATGAATTGGGTCAATTCACCATTACTGCTAATCCAACCACAACAATCATTTCATCTTCATTTAATAGAATCATCACAGTTGATCCATTCGATGCAAATGCTATTGTTGTCAATGTTACTGCCAAAACATGATAGTAAACAATAATAAGACCTCGTTATTGGTAACGCAACAGTTACCAGAATTTGTCAGGGACAACCCAGACTACGCCAACTTTTCTCTGTTTCTGAAGGCATACTATGAATGGATGGAACAAACAGGTCAAGTAACAGAAGGTTCTAAGAACCTTTTGTCGTATAAAGACATAGATACGACTGCAAACAATTTCTTGCAGTACTTTACGAATGATTTTCTACCAAACTTTCCAAAAGAATCTTTGATTGATGAGAGACAGGCAGTAAAAGTTGCCAAACAGTTGTACAATTCTAAAGGTACACCCGCTTCATACGAGTTTCTATTCAAAATACTTTTCAACTCAGAGTTTGATTACTTCAATACAAAAGATGCGGTGTTTAAGGCATCTGATGGTATCTGGTATGTTGCAAAGAGTTTGAAACTTAATACTCAAGATGAAAGATTTTTGAGAATAGACAACTATCGAATCATCGGTGAAACAACCAAATCTATTGCAACAATCGAAAACACCGTAGTTTCTGGTAACAAAATTGATGTGTTCATTTCAAATATTGAAAGAACATTCCAATCTGGTGAATTTGTGCGTGTAGTGGACAACAATAATCAAGATGTTATTATTAGTGGATCACCACTCAGAGCAAAAGTTGTGGGTCAAGTCAGTCAGTTGAGAGTTGATTCAAAAGCCAGAGGTTTATTGTATAAGGTCGGTGACCCAGTAATTGTTTACAACGGTTTGAATTCCAATACTGGTATCGAAGCAACTGCTGAAGTCTCTGCAACAACTAGAGGTTCTATTCAACGTATCAACGTTGTAAATGGCGGTTATGGTTACACATACACACCAAATACAATAATTGATATTACAGGTGATGGCTTGGGTGCCACAGCAGTGGTAGGTTCTTTTGATCCTGACCTGAGAAAAAGAGCCAATGTTACCTTTGCACCAACAAGTTCAATTTCATTGGCCAGATATACTACAATTGGTAATACAAATTACTCTTTCTTACAGAGTCATCCAACTGCAAATGCTAATACATCATTGGCAAACGCATTTTCTTTTGCATCCTTTACCACTTATCCACTATCTTCTATTTTAGTTGAAAATGGTGGTGGTGGATTTTCCACAATACCAACAGTATCAGCAATATCAACTTATGAGAATGATACTGGTGCCTTTGATGACATTAGTAAGCTGGGTATCTTGGCACCAATTCAGGTGTCAGCAGCGGGACATGGTTATGTGGCAAATGATAAGATTATTATTGAGGGTGGTTCTGGTGTTGGTGCATATGCCAATGTTATTTCCGTGGCAGCAAACGGTGCCATTTTGAATGTTGCATATGTTTATGACTACACACAAAACATTCCAACTTATCCTTTGGGTGGCCTTGGTTACAGAAACGAAAACTTACCAGCACTTAGAGTTGTATCAGCAAACAATCAGGCTGCAAATGCAGTACTGACTGTGCCTAGTATTCTTGGTACTGGTGCATCATTCTCTGTTATTGTGGACCGTGCAGGTTCAGTAACATCAATTAGGTTACTAACATCAGGTGAAGATTATGTCTCAACACCAAATGTTTCACTGAAGGTACAGGACATTGTTGTATCGAATGTTTCTATTCTGAATCTTCCACAAAAAGGTGATGTGATATATCAAGGCAGTAATGTTGAAGTTGCATCTTATCGTTCAACAGTTAACTCAATATCATTGTTGACACCATATAATGATCCTTCACAATCATTGTATAACTTGCGTGTATTCAACTACACATCTAATCCTGATCCAACATTGAATCTAAAGATTGATAGAAATATCAATTTCATCATGGCAAATACTGCCATAGATTCAACATACAATCAAAATGGTATCAAGAATTATGGTGATGGTGCAGCCAAGGCATCAGCATCTTTCTTAAATGGTTTGGCATTAAGTCAAGGCCAATACTTGAACGCACAAGGGCAACCAAGTTCATTTAGTGTTCTACAAAGTGAAAAATATAATAACTATACTTATCAAATTACAGTTGAAAAAGAAATTGAAAAGTATAGAACTGTATTGAAGAACTTGTTACACCCAAGTGGCATGAAAGTTATCGGTAGAATGGCATCCAAGATTCCATCCGAGTTCAACTATCATGTACAAAAAGCTTTGTTTGATGCAAGACCACTATATTACTATGTTGGTGCCGCCGGAACAACAGCGACAATCACAACAGATTTTACCAACAAGAGTAACAATATTATCAAGTTTAATAACTTACTTGGTGCCAATATTGCAAATATTATTTTTGCAAATGCAACATATGTTTCAATAGAATCTGCACATGGTCCTAATGTATTGTCTCAGGTAACTAGAGTTGATCCAACATCGAATACAATAACAGTTTCGGGTAATGTATGGTTGACATTCCCAAATGTCGCAACTGCAACTGCAAATGCTGGTTCAAACACCATAAATATTACAAGAGTTATAACTGACTCATATAATGTTATTAATAGTGGTACATACAGTAACACTGCATATCCTTTGATGGATATATTATTCCCTGGTGATACCGTATTAGTTGCAAACAACACAGCAAAAGTAATTAGTTCGGTTGACTATGTAAATGGTAAAATTTATTTGACAAGTAATTTGTCAAGTGCATCAAACTCTTATTTACATGTCAGAAGAACATCATGGATTGCAAATAGTGCTTTATCAGGAAATCAAATTAGATTATTGGGTCCAGTCGGCACAACATACATACCAGAACTAATGACAGAAGACGGTAGAATAATAACAACAGAAGATGACAGAACAATCATATTGGGGTAAACAATGTCAACAGTAAAGATTTCGGAATTACCATTAATTACGGCACTTAATGCCAATACAGCACAGACAATATTCTTGGCTGTGGATACCATCACCGATGTGACTGGTAGATTTACTGGTACAACACTAGCACAAGGATTATATTCACACAATGTGTTGAATGTGGGTAACAATGATATTATTTTACCTAATGTGACTGCACAATTTGCTGGTTCATCGGACAATTATCTACAACTAAACCTACAAAATAATAGTGGTAATGGTTCAGGTGACATTGTTATTACCGCAAATAACGGTACAGATTCCACATATTATATTGATATGGGTTTGAATGGTTCAAATTACAACTATGATGGTTTTACCTACGCAAATCCATTGGACGGATATCTGATTGTTCAAGGTGATACATCTGCATTGCCTGGTGGTAACTTGGTGATAGGTACAACTACTCCAAACAAAAATGTTTCTATTCTGTTGGGTAGTATAGATTCAAGTGGCATAATTGCACAGTTTGTACACAATCAAGGTTTCAAAATGATTGGCAAACCAATCATCTTCCAAGATAATACATCACAGAATACCGCAGCAGCACCTTTCATATACAGTAACGCATCATTTTTACATGCCAATTCCAGTTTCGTTCACGCAAACGCAGCCATTCTGAAAGCAAATGCCGCATTTATTGTTGCAAACTCTGGTGCAGCATTCGCCAATACTGTTGCTGATACTGCCGCACAGGCCATCATCAACGCAGCAACAGCAGATTCTAAGGCAGTCACTGCTGGTAACTATGCAAACTCAGCATTCTTGAAAGCAAACACACCAAGTCATGTTGCAAACTCTGCTGCATTGTATGCTAACGGTGCATTTATACAAGCCAATGCTGCATTTGCATCTGCTAATGCAACAGATTCTTACGCATATTTTGGTTACACACACGCCAACTCTGCATTTACCAAGGCAAACAATGCACTTGCAAATACTACTGGAACTTTTGCTGGTTCAATGACAATTACAGACAATTTAAATGTTAATGGTGTCATCAAGTTTGCAAACTCAACAATAAGTTCAACACAACCATTGGTTACAATTAGTGCATCAAATACTGGTGCAACACAACTACCAGGTGGTGATGGTTATATTCTGCATATTACAGGTAAACACAATGTTCCAACAAGAATCATTTCAGATTCTTATGGTGCTAACGGTCAATTAGTTTTTCCTATATTTGGTGGCCGTGCAGCACGAGGTAATGTATCACATCCATCTGCTGTTCAGACTGGTGATGTATTGACACGCATCGGTGCAAGTGGTTATGGTGCGACCACATGGCAAGCAGGTGGTACATCAAGAATTGATTTTGTTGCAACAGAAAATTATACAGATACAACTCGTGGTTCAGCAATCAAATTCTACAATGTTGAAACAGGATCAAATACATTAGTAAATATTGCAACATTCAATGCAAATAATGTTTCATTTACTGGTTATGTAAATCCATCGAAAGGTGTCGTATATTCACCTAGGTTACCGGCAGGATTAC